AAAATCTGGCAAACAAAAGATGCTAGACTCTGTGCATAAACTTCTCGATGAAGCTGATGCCATCGTTCACTACAACGGTTCTAGGTTTGACATACCCATACTACACAAAGAGTTTTTATTAGCAGGCATGCCACCTCCAGCACCCGCTAAACAGATAGATTTGCTTCAGGTAGCTCGTAGACAGTTTAGATTTGTTTCTAACAAACTAGATTATGTATCACAGGCTTTAGGTTTAGGTTCTAAAACAGAACATGAAGGTCATACATTGTGGGTTAAGTGTATGAACGATGATCGTAAAGCTTGGAAGACTATGGAAGAGTACAATAAAAACGATGTAGTACTACTTGAAAAAGTTTATGACAAGTTTAAAGCATGGATTAAAAATCATCCTAACCACAATGCGTATTCCGCAAATACAGTATGTCCAAATTGCGGTTCTAGCAAATTACAAAAGCGTGGTTCAGCAGTTAATTTATCACGACACTATCAACGATTCCAATGTCAAGGATGTGGTAAATGGAGCAGATCAGTGAAATCAGAACAAGTTACAAAAGAATCAGTTATCAGCATATAAGGAAAATTATGAACATTCAACAGTTATGTGAGCACATGGTAGGCAAAATGGTAGTAGAAGCAGAAGCCTATTACGGTGAAGACGTGCTTATTATAATGTTAGATGACGGAAGCCACATCGAAATTAGTGGTGATGGGCTTTCCGTTTATTCAGAAGTGCCAGAACTAGACGATTAGTCGTCTACCATTTCTAGTCTTTGTAATTGAGCAGCAACCTCTGGTGGATTAACAACATCTTCATCTTTAACTATTTCTAATAGTTTATTTTTATACCATTCAGACTTGTCTAAATCTTCCTCAAACTTGCCTTTAAAAGGGTAGCGTAAGTCGTATTTCATCTTACAACCTTTTAGGTATCCAATAAACTCTTCTTTTGTCAAGCGACTTTCAATTACATCTATTGCCTCTATACCACCTACCAAGTAATGCTTTGGATGATTTACATTATCCATATGATTCTCCTTTTAAAATTTACTTCTTCTTAAAATCTTCTTCATACTCCTTCATTTCAATATATTCCAACAAATTTGTAGCTTATCCCAAAATGATAATTTCTTTGAGTTTGCTACAGTATAATCTGATAATGCTTTTTGAATACCTGCTTGCATAAGCAATTCTTTACCTGCTTCGTTAATATCTAACTTTAAATTACAATCACCATCTGCCCTGTCTTTAATGCTTACTACTTTAATATATGGCTTTCTCATACCAACCTTCCACTAAACTGATAAGTGCCTGTGTGACCTAGTTGAGCCCATGCTGCACCCCAAACCTTAATACCATTGTCTCTAGCTAGTTTGCAAAAATGATAGTCCTCACTTAACAAATGATTTTGTTCGTCAATGCTAGTGGTAAAGTATTCTACAACATTGTCGCCTATATTTGAATTGTCATTAACATCATTCATGTTGTGTTTATAAGATGGACACTTGTCTTTTAGTTTATCAAATACCTCACGTTTAATCAACATAAAACCTGTGCCACCATGTTTAATCTCAAATGGTTTATCTAATGGCACAAGTTGCTTTTCAACATCGCCAACCATGTTCACTACATACTCGCCAGTAAAGTATTTAAGTTGATCTTGTGGCACTTTCTTTTCAATAGCAAAAGATACTGCACCCCAGTTAATTTCTTTTTTAGGATACAAGCCACATATAATTTCCACATCAGAGTCAATCATCTTTAATAAATGTTTTGCCTCAAACTGTATGTCAGCATCAATAAACATTAAGTGTGTAGAGTCGCTTTTTAAGAAATCATTAACTAAAGTATTGCGACCCCTAGTAATAAGGCTTTCATTGTAAAGAAATGAAAAGTATGCCTCTATGTCTTTAGCATTAAGCCATGCTTGCAGCTTTAGCATAGACTCTAGATAAGTTCCATAACACAGCCCGCCATACATTGGTGTTGCTATAAATAAACTAGGTTTCATAATATTCCTATTCTGGTATAAATGTTGATGCTTTTCTCCATGCAAAATTTCCTTTAAATCTATTATGATTAAAATTATTATTTGTTATAAAGTCTTCTTTTGACATAGACAATGAGCCATCTTTAGATAGCCTATAATTTACTGTTGCTTCACCAGTACAACCACATTTTGCTTTTGACTCTAATAAACCTTTTAAAAAATTTCTATCTGAACATATTGGATAATACCATTTATAACTTGTTTGTCTAGCTAAATTTGTTTTTACAACATAACAAGAATTGTCCACTAAATATTGTTTTGCTGTATTTGGGAAATAACCTAAACTTTCACAATCATCATCACAAATATAATTCCCATCATTATCTACGATACGCCTTAAAGAATAAGCCCAATCTAAATTATTTTCTTCTATTAAACCAACCGTTTTTTGTATATGAGTTTTTTCGTAAAAATTATCATCATCTAAATAACATATAATATCTTCAGAAACTACAAACGGAGCTAAAGCATATACTGGAGCCATTCCATATCCATTACTGCCATTATTATTTGGAAGATATATTGGCACAACATCATTATATTGACTTAAAATTATTCTAGATTTTTCTTCAAATTCTTTCCCATGAATAAAAACGTAGTGAGTTGCTTTTCTTGTTTGGCTTTGAACACTTTTAATTGTATCGTGTAATGTTTCTCTTCCTATTGTTGAAGTAATAACTGCAATACTATTAGTCATAATTTACCTTATGTAATTTATGTATAATTTTACAGTCCATTGTTTGCTTCAATTAATTTTTTGCTATCATATTTTTTAACATTAGTTACTTTTACAATATTTTTGGTATCTGGTATTAATGGTGTTATCGTAACATTATGAAGTTTTAATTTAAGGTCTTTTAACCATGAAAGTTCCGTAGGTTCTGAAGTCATAAGACCAGACCATACAAGTTTACCTGTGCTATCAAACTCTTCTACAAGCCATGCTAACGGTTTCATTAATAAAATACCATCCTTCCTATGTGGACTACTTTCTTTTTATTCCAAATAAATTGCATATCTATACTATCATCATGAAAATACAAGCTATTTGCAACTGGGTTAGCATACTTCTTAAAAACTAATGTGTCAAGTACAAGTAATTGAGTTTCTAAAAAGATTTTTTGATCGGGTTTAGATTGCTTACCATTTACATAGTTTTCTACTCCTATGAACTGCCCACGACTATATACAACCTCACAAGCATCTTTGCCAAATCTTTTAGACCTTATTCTATTGGCAATCACATAAATAACCCCTAGTTTTTCTTGTAGTGATTGTGTATTGACTTCTGTATAGACTGCTGTAGCTATACAATGAACGTCATGCTCTGTCAGTTGCATGTCCATTATGGTTTGTAAACATTATACACAAGTGGATGAATAACATCTGCACCTATAATATCTATTATTTTTTTTCTAATAGAATCTTTATGCACGTTTACTACAAAACAACATGAATCTAATAATTCGCTATTAGTAAATAACCATTTAATAGCATCTATTTTGTTTTCAAAATTAATCTTATGATGATACTTCATATTTTTAGTACCTGATTTATTAGGTGCGTGTCTATATAAAGCATCTTCTACTGCTTGCGTTAGTATACATGTTAGCAATTTACCCTCTGGGGTATGTGCCAACACACTATTGTCATCAAAATCTATAATCTCTTCCATAATGTCTCCGTATTTTCATTAGGGTAATATAAATATTTCTTACTTGCTTTTGTATCGCAAAAACAACATAATTTGCTAGACAAACAATTTTGTATGTCATAAACAAGGAGCAAACTATGTGGACATCACCATCAGCAACTGAAATGCGTTTTGGCTTTGAAGTAACTATGTACGTTATGAACAAGTAATAACATTTAGAGAGGGTGTTCCTAAAAAGGAACATCCTCATCTACTGCTGCTTGTTTAGGCTTAACATCACCATCTTTTAGTTGTACAGATCCACTAATAAACTTACCTTTAGCACTTTCTCTAATCCAACCACTAATTCTAAATTCAATACCATCTACGTTAGCAATGCCTGTGTAATCTGGTCGTTTAGGATTGTCTCCCTTATCATTCTTAAATAAAGTAAACGTGTTTGTGTTGTCATATTCTGCCATTTTATTTTCCTTGTGTTTTATAAAAATTTGCTACTGTGCTACCTGTAAAGTTATCAGGATTACGTTTAATTAATTGACCAATAACTTTATCTAACTTTGCCATTTGCTTCTCTTGCTCTTCAATATCTAGCGAATGAAATGTTTCTGCATGTAATCCACTAGACGCTTTAATTAATGTTTGCCTTTCTATGTCATTAAACATTATTTAATCTCCTTAAGTTTATTAATTACATCATCTACCTCTTCTAAAAACTTTCTTACTTCTGACTCTAATTCTTTTTGATACACTGGGTCTGCTTCTATACGCTTTACAAATACCTGTAAATGCTCTGGGAACATAGGGTTGTAGCTCACAAAGTCACACCACTTACGACCTGTAACCAAAAGTTGAAACTGGACTTGAGGAACGTACTTACTTGGAATATCTTGTGTCATTAATGTTTCAGTATGCGTACTTCCCATAGGACATTTAATCTCAAGAATACCATCATCACCTACCATACCATCAGGACTAGCACCAGCTTCCAAAGTAGGGTGTTGAATAAACCCTACTTCTTCCACTTCCCCGAATTGTTGCACATACTTTTCCCTAGCATAAAACTCTCTGTCAATACCGTCTTGCATTGCTTGATTAATATATGTTTCTTGCCTTTCACCTGTAAGCCTTTCGCTTACTAGCTGAATCTTATAGTTACGTCTAGATGCAGATTCACCACTCTTAATCTTTGCTAGTACATCAGCCACACGACTGGCTGTAACCTTTCCTAGCCGTGCTTGAAACCACTCTTCTGACCGTTGTTCCATTAGATAAAGTCCTCTGCTTTAGTATCTTTCATCTTGATAACTGCACCTGCACTAGCGTCAATAGCATCATGCTCTACAATCTCAAAGGCATTAGTCCATAAATATCTACGCAAGTAAGTTTGCACTGCACCTAGATTCTGAACGTCATGGCAACCTTTTAAAGCTGCACTTGACATAGGGCATTTAAACTCAATAAACTGTGTAACATCATCCATATCTGTAATAGTAAGAATTGCTATGTCTGTATAAAATGTTACTGTGCCACAGATACCCACCTCATTACAAATCTCTTGAATAGTAGGTAAGAAATCACCTAACTCAAAATACTTGTATCCCGCAAATTTATTATGACCAGACTTTTTAAGGTCTGCTGTTTGTAGCTTTAATCTTGCTTGCATTAATTTACTGTGTATGCTCATCTTTTTCTCCCCTGTTACATAATTTAACGTCTCTAATACTTCCTTCTGGTGTTGTTCCATCATTACTTGATCGTAATGTTGTTGTTGACTCATTTGCTTTCTCCCATTTGTCGTTATCTTCTTTAAGTTCTTTTACAAGATCAGCAAGAATAACTGATATATGTTTTAAAGAATGTGCCATAAAAAATATCCCCAAAATATTACTAAAAACCACTTTACCACATAATAGAACTTTTGTGTAAACTTTTTTTGCAGTCTGTCATTAGTGATAATTCTCATAAATCTATCTACTTTCATATCTACTCCTAAATCAGAACAGTCACTATACTCCTAGTCAATTTTTATGTCAACAAGTATTTTAATGGGGGGGTATTTATCCGACTTTTATATTAGTTGACTATAATTTTTATACATGTTAATATGCCTTTACGTTAAATAAAGGAGATAAAAATGACGTATCAAGAGGCTGTTTCATACTTCAAAACAAAATACCAAATGGCAAAAGCATTAGGGCTAACAAGACAGGCTGTGCAGCATTGGTCTAAAAATTTAGATAAACCTATTCCAGAGTTGCGTGCATATCAAATTAAAGATATTCTAGCTAAACAATCTGGAGGTACTACTAATGATGCCTAGGAACTGGAAAAAATTTCAGCACTATAATAATAGATGTCCACCTTGGATTAAAGTACATAATGATCTATTAAAGAATCCAGATTGGTTTGCATTAAAAGATAGTAAAAGTGCTTGGGTTTTAATAAATATTTGGTTGATTGCATCAGAAGATGTTGATGGAAATTTACCAGATAGCAGAACGCTAGCATTTCGCTTGCAAATGTCAGAAGATGAATTGAATAAACATTTATCTGTATTAAATCAATGGCTTATTGATAATGATAGCATCATGCTAGCATCGTGCAAGCAAAGTGGGGTTACAGAGACAGAGACAGAGAGAGAGACAGATATACATGTCAGTAGATTTAATGATTTTTGGAAAGAGTATCCAAGTAATAGAAAAGTAGGTCGTAAGCCATGTGAAACAAAATGGAAAAGAAACGGTTTAGATAAAATTGCAGATAAGATCATTACCCATGTTAAAGAGATGAGTAAAACTAAATCATGGAAAGAAGGATTTAATCCTTCACCACTAACATACATTAATCAAGAAAGATGGGAAGATGAATTGCAAAAAGTTAGGAATCCGTGGGATGGTGCTAAATGAATATAGGTGACGCATTAGAAAAATTAACAGTCAATAAGGAAATTATAAATGAATATTATAAAGGTGAACATGCAAATGCAGAATTTCTTGTTAAGAGTACGGATGTTTTTACTGACGAGGTTGTTCGATATTTTAATTCTGAAATACACTCTGGCAAATCGTTGGGCTTCGTTAAGACGGAAGATGACTTCAAAATAAGACCTGCTGAACTAACCGTCTTGACAGGAGTGTCAGGGCATGGTAAGAGTATGTGGTTGTCTCAAATTATTTTATCTTTAATGAAACAAGATACTAAATGTCTGATTGCCTCTTTAGAGATGAGACCTGTATTAACTCTTGCTCGTATGGTACAGCAAACATTAAAGTCATCAGAGCCTACAGATGACTATATTATAAAGTTTTGTGATCGTGCTAAAGAAAAGTTATATCTTTATGACCAAACAGGCTCTACTACATCAGAAGATATGATTGCTACATTGTATTGGGGTAAGCATGTTTTAGGTGTAGAAGTGTTTGTGATTGATTCTCTTATGAAGATGTCAGATATTTCTGAAGACAATTATGAAAGACAAAAACTTTTTATAGACAGGCTTGCTACAACGTGTCGTGATTTAAACGTACATGTATTCTTGGTTGCACATACTCGTAAGATGGCAGATGAAAACGTAGTTCCAGATGCTACTCATATTTTAGGCAGCTCGCATATTCGCAATTTATGTGATAACATAATTTGTGTGTTCAGGAACAAGAAGAAAGAGTATGATATTGAAACAGGTGATAAGACAGAAGAAGAGTTAAAAGGTATTCCAGATTGCGTAGTGTATTTACAAAAGCAACGTAACTATCCTGTAGAGGGTAAATGGAATTTTTGGTTTGATAAAAAAGGTTTAAGTTACAAGGAACGACCATGACCGTAAATGAATTTATAAAATATGTTCATAAGTTGTATGGTGAAGATGCTACTTACAAAGCAACATCTAAAGAAGGTGTAACTTTTAAATCTAAAGGATGGGATGAAAAATATGATTCGGTTCGTTTTGACGAAGTACAATTACGAAAACTTGATAACAAAAATCAAAGCTCTTGATTTAACTAAAAGGTGGCGTGTGAATATTAGTGAAGAAAAAG